GTGGGTTTAGATAAGGTGGCTTGTAATAGAGCCGACCTCTAAAGTCCATAGAAATAGGAAAGAATATCTCATCCGTATCCCTAAACTTACGGGCTGCATTAATAAGTATGGCGTTAGATAATCTTGTACCTCTGGTCTTTTCGTTTCTTATATGAATACTTCTTGCTGCCTTCTTCCATTTAATTATATCGGGGTGATCCTCATCTAAATGCTTTGGATATGGAGGCGTTGCCCACCCACTCATAGGTAGCAATGCACCAACTGTTAGCCCTAAGTTATAAGCATGTTCCACCTGGTCGAGGCTCCAACTTTTTATCCTCCATGCCACGCCACCTTGTATATTTGCTGCCTGTATATATTGTTCATCACCTTTACTGTTCTTAGCTATCAATTCATTATTAGTTTTAAATAAAGCGTAAGGATATTTGTAGTACCCACTCACTAGATCCTTATCAAATTTCTTAGGCGTGATAATAGTAGGCAGGTAATGAGGTGTTGATAGTTCTTGTCTGTGATTAACGTCAGCTATCCACTTAATGCACTCTTCTGTTGGCTCAACAATTCTCTTCTTCTTATTAGGCTCATCGCATCTAACAATCCTTAAGAACCCTGTCTCTCTACCTACAATCTCAACCAATAGATTACCGCAAGCTATCTTCTCCTTATCAGGCCATATCTCAGCACCCTCTATCCTCTTTAAGTTCTCAATCTTATGTCGTTGTCTTTGCCTGCTGACCTGATTAAACCTTGCAAGTTCCTTGCTGGTTAACTTGTTAAGCATTGCCTCTATCCATAAGCGATCTCCAATACTTTTCGAGATCTGGTGAAGCGATGGTGAACAAGTCAATTGATCAACGATTGTTCTTATTGCTATTGCTGCTATTGTTTGGGAGTTCAGGGATAGTAGAGGTTTGAGTAGTGCATAGGCTTGTCCAGCCTTGCCACTCTCGACCTCTTTTTTTATGTGATCAACGTGATCAATAATCTTAGTGAAGCCGACACAAGAAAGAGTCTCTCCCGCATTGGAAAGAGACTCAGCCTTAGTCTTCTTGAGATAGTTCTGTCTAAAGCGAGAGAAATTTCTCCCGCTATTAAACATTTCATCCTCAAGCTCTAGTTGTAACTCAAGATTCATTGGCTTGGCTCTGTAATAAAGCCGCCTGCTCTGCGTATCTGTCCTCGCAATAGACTTCTATTGCTTGGCGATACATAGTTGAGACAGTAATACCCTTTAACTCTGCAAGTTTTTTAATCATTGCATCGTAAGTAGTACCAACTGTTGTCTGAACCTTGACGTTATCAAGCTTGTTAGACATCGACAGTTACCCCACCAGGTGAAGCAGCCATACTTCTAATTGCACCTTGAAGTACACGCTTACAGAGTTCAGATCTGGTTGGTGGTGTTGGCTTGCCGAACTGAGCGTCAAACCTTTCAGCACCTACCTCTTCTCTGATCTTTAATTGTTCTTCAATTGCTTTTTGACGTAGTACATCGACTGCTGTGTTCACATCATCATCAAGTCTGATGCTGATTTGATTGGTTTCTTTTGAGGCCATAATTAGATTCGAGTAAGGAACTGTTTTGTAGTCGAGGGTTGACACGCCTGCTCAGTTGAGACTCCGCACTGTTATCCCTCGGTATGAGCAATAAAAAAGGGACAGCCGTAAGCGTTAAGCCTAAAGCTGTCCCGATAGCCTGCCTAATCATCAAAGTTTTTGATGAACGCTCGACCATGCACTGTCTTCTCAGGATGATTGATCTCTTCCTGACGTAGTTCTTCTTTCATTACTTCCTTCATATTGGAAGCAACGTCCTCGACAGAATTAATATCTTTTAGGTTTACTTCCTTAGAAGAATCACCTGAAATAAAAACAACGCTGCCCATTAGAAAAGAACTCCGAGTGTGAATACGACAGCAAGCACAATCCATAGACTGTCAAGCTGTTCTTTAACTGGTCTTAACTGCTCTAGTTCAGCAGTCAATGATGCGTTTGTTTGTCTAGCCACGATAAAAATAAAGCGGTGGGATTTATTGAGGGTGAGTCCCTCATCTAACCCCGAAGGGCTAGAGGAGAGAGTCAAGTGTTACTCGTAGCAAGCAGTGCCGATTGTGGTATAGATACAATCAACCCTGCCTTCTGGATCATCACTTGCTTTGTATATCCATACGTGGCAACCTCTTGGATCGCCTTGTAGATATAGCCTGAGCGTTGCTTCAAGTTTATTAGGGTTGTATTTATCAAGGATGCTTTCACACTCTTTTAAATACTTAGTCTTCCTATCTTGGATAGGTTTAGACCTGGCCCCTGTGTCTGGGTTGTAGTTGTAAGGATAAGTCGGGTTAAGTTCCTCATCCTCCTCCCATTGGATAGTGCCATTACACTCCTCCTCAACCCAGTACTTGATCAACTTATTAAGCCTTGCTAGTCGTCCATAATCGACACAAGATAAACCTAGATTTTCTCTTGCTCGGTCGCAACGTAAAAGCAATTCGTTCTGCTTGGATAAAGTAGGCATAAAACCTCTTGTGGTGGGCTGTCCCTCTTGATTGAGGGAATAGAGAGGGCAGGAGTTGAACCTGCTGCCCCAGGGCCTAGCCCTTCTCTCCTGTCATGAATGACATGTAACGCTCTAACTCTTCAGAGTCCAGTCTGGTTAGTCCTTCCTTAGAAGGTAGTAAGACTCCAATGTTCTCCTTGCCGTTCAGGTCTGTCACGATGTCCTCTAATACGAAGCCAAAGCGAGACTGCAAGAAGGAGCGTGTCCTCTCAGGTAATGCCATTGATTGAGTTGTCCAGGTTCAACAGTAAGCATACTGTAAATTCATTGTTTTTTCAATGGTTATTGATTAGTAGTAAGTATTTGATTCTCTGCGGCTAACAAAAGAAAGACATGATATTTAATCGTTCAGGCCCCAAAAGTGCGACCAGGAGCCTTGCGTAACTGCTTCACACACAGTTACGCCACCCAGTCATACCAATCGATCAGACCCCCTCCCCCCTCATTTGGACACGATTTGGACATCCGATGGGGGGTTAGTCGCAAGTTCAAGTAGTACGTTAACCCCTCACATTTTTCCGATAAAAATGGGGATCAGTGGGGATCTAACAGATATCTAATAGGGGGAATCTAGTGGGATCTTATAGGAGATATTCTATTCATATATGGACAGTTAGTGGTAGCAAGGGATCTGGGGAGTAGAATTTAGGGTAGTTAGCCTTGTACCAGTGGGGCTAATAGGGGGTCTTCCTGTGGTGGGTGAGACCCCTGCCAATATTTGTGTATGATTAGGGAAAGTTACTGAGAAGTTATGGCTAGAAAGAGTACGACAGAGGTATTGGGAGACTTACATGCAGGGTTATCGAGTTGGTATTTAGAGAAGTTGCAGTCAGGGGAGATGACAGTTGTGGAAGCAACGAGTGCAGCAAAGTTTTTGAAAGATAATCAGATCAGTGCACAGCCAGTGGAGCAAACAGCGTTTGGGGAGTTAGCGAAACAGTTACCTGACATAGAGAATGTCGTAGCATTTAAGAAGAAGAGAGCGTAAGTAGGTGAAAGAGAAGTGGGTGCAACTACCTGATCAGTTCAGGGATGACTTTAGATATTTTTTAGTTGTCGTATGGAAGCACCTTCAACTTCCTAATCCCACACCAGTTCAGCTAGATATAGCTGAGTACATGCAGGATGGGCCAAAGAGGAGGATTATTGAGGCTTTTCGTGGAGTAGGAAAGAGTTGGATGGCAGCAGCTTATGTATTGTGGCTGCTAAGGAATGATCCACAGAAGAAGATCATGGTTGTATCTGCCAGCAAGATGCGAGCAGATGACTTTGCACAGTTTTGTTTAAGGTTAATTAGAGAGATGGAGATATTGAAGTGCTTAGAACCAGATAGGGATGAGCAAAGAAGTGCGAGTAATAGATTTGATGTAAGACCAGCGACACCAGATCAGTCTCCATCGGTTAAATCTGTCGGTATATTTGGACAGCTTACTGGTAGTAGAGCAGATT